TGCTGGTTATGGACTCTCTGAACTGTTGAGAGATCGCAAACCGGGAGAGAAACCGACTGTACCAACGGGAACAAAAACCAGAGCCGACTTGCATAAACCGTATCAGACACCGAAGACACCGACAATTTCTGCTGCTGATCAACGTAAACGCGATGAAATGAGAAAAGGTCGGGGAGATCAGACATTACCTATAGCTCAACGAAAAGCTAAAACTTACGGTGGAAAGCTTACGGATTCTGCTGGTTCTGCTAAAATGGGAGGTCGGCCTGAAGAGCGAAGAAGCCGTCACGTTGCGGAAGATAAGGTTGCCTTTCTAAAAAGTAGGGGAGGTACGGATAAAAATATAAACAAAGGATTTGAATTTAATCTGATTGGAAAGAACAAAACGGCAGCAGAAGCAAAGAAAGCAGGAGACGAAGCTTATAAAAGAGAGCAAATAGACCGTAAGAGGCCATCACAGTCAGATTTCTACAAGTACGGAGAAGGCCGAAGATCTAAGTTGAAACAGGTTGCAAAAAAAGGCGGTACTGTAAGAGCTAAAAAAGGACGTGCTATTGTTAAAAAGACGTATAATACTGGCGGTGTAGTAAAGTTTTCTTCCGGCGGTTCTGTTATAGATACTTACAACTACGACAACTAAAAAAGGAAAAAAGGAAAATGGCTAACGGTATACGACGACCAAGACAATCACATATAGGATTAGACCCTCAAGAAGAAAAAGAAGCTGGAGTGCTTCCGTTTCCCAAACGTGCTACAAGAAAACCACCAATGGCACGGACACCTCCTACACCTGCAATGGGAGGAGCAACGAGAAAACCTGCTCCTACACGTCCAGTGGGAAAGAGAGCAATGAAACCAACGGCAAGACCTGCCGGACGTGGCAAACCTGCAATGAGAGGAATGGAACGTGCCAGACCTGATAGACCTGCCAGACGTAGGATGCCTGACGAAGAGAGATATCCTCGTTCATCAGCGGCATACGGAATGGCTCATGGTGGTACAGTTGTTGACGGGTACGAATACGAAGGCGGCATCAACGGAATTAAAATGGCTGCTGTAAGAAAAAGCACTCCTTCAAAGCAACATATGAAAAGAAATCCTGTACATAAGAAAATACACGGGATCTCTCCAAAACCGTTTAAGAAGTTAAAGAAGGTAGCTAAAAAAGGATCAAGTACTCCTTCTAGTAAATCCCGTAAAATTAATCCTATCTTTAAAACTAAAAAAGCCGCTCGCGGCGGAAAGATTAAATAGACATGGCTGGACCTTTAATCCCCATAATGATCTTAGGATTAGGAATTAGGATGGTACAGTCTGAACTAGCTAAACAACTAATGACTAAAGGATTGGCTGAAGCTGCTCCTCAAGCTGTAAGACGAGCAGGGAAAAAAGTATACGAAACTCTGGAAAGTCTGCCTAAGTGGGTTCAGGACGCATTTAAAACTAATAAAGTTAAACCGAAAACATCACCGGGAAAACAGAAACGGATTGATCAGTTCAACAAGGACTATCCGACAGAAGGAAAAAAGAGAGGCGGTAAAGTATTTAAAAAGGGTGGTAAAGTATTTAACGGTAATGATTTTGTTAGAAGTTTTTATGAAGGAGGCTCTGTATAACCATGCCACAAGTAGGAAGTACTCATTTTCCATATAATCAGGCTGGCCGAAAAGCCGCTGAAGACATGGCTTCACGTACCGGACAACCCCTTGTCAAACAACAGGGGTACAAACACGGAGGTGGTGTACCTCTTGAAATGTCTGAAAGTGGGTGTATGGTAGTTGAAGGATATGAACCTTTAACAAAGAAAGCCTGACCTAAAATGGGACAAGGATTCGCACCTCCTGCTAACTCTAATTTGATGCAGTCTGCTAACATGTTGCGGATACAGCCAAATACGTACCCTAATTTAATGCAAGCGCAGCATGAGACAAGGACAGCCCAATCAGAACTCAACACTCCGCGACAGCAGATGAATCCGCAACAGATGCAGCAGCAACAACAGATGCATCCACAACAGCAGATGAATCCGCAACAGATGATGAATCCGCAACAGATGATGACGATGATGAATCCTCACCAGAATATGTCAAATATAGGAGGGGTCCAACCTATGCTATCTTCCCTTAATCCGTACTTACCGCAAAACCAACAACAGTTGTCGGGTGGTCTTGCATCTTTACCGGGAGCGGCACAGTTTGGAAAAGGCATCGTATAACGTGTTCGATTGGAAAAATGTTCTTCAACTTGTATTTGGTTTGGCAACAATAGCAGGATTACTTTTTTTAATTTTTTACGCAACAGGATAAACTTGTTGTGCTTACTTCTACTGCTAACGCAAATGAACTTGCTCTTCGTGATCGCCTGTTTGAAAACATAATAGGTGCTTCTTCTTCTGACTTCCTTACATTTGTTCGTTTTATGGCTCCTCTTCTTATAGCGGATTTTCACATGGGGCGACACATAGAACTTATTTGTTCCAAGCTTCAACAGGTAGATGACGGTACGTGCAAACGTCTTATGGTTTTTCTTCCTCCCCGTTCAAGCAAGTCCGTTATTTGTTCAAAGCTTTTTCCGGCTTGGTACATGGGACGGCACCCAAATCACGAAATACTGAGTGTGTCTCACAGTGACCAGCTTTCATCTGACTTTGGTCGTGCGGTACGTGACCTTGTTGGAAATGAAATGTTTCAGACGATCTTTCCAGAAGTACGGCTCCGAAGTGACGTACGATCTGCTGGAAAGTGGCAAACAAACCACAACGGGGTGTACGTAGCAGCCGGGGTAAAGACACAGATTGCAGGTCGTGGCGCACATGTAGCCATACTCGACGATGTGATGTCGGAAGAAGATGCATTCAGTGAAGCCGGACGACGGTACATAAAGGAATGGTTTCCGGCTGGTTTACGTACCCGTCTTATGCCCGGAGGTTCTATTGTTATAATCAACACACGATATCACGAAGATGACATATGCGGATGGCTTCTTGATACAGAGGGCGGAAGCGGTGATTACGGTGATGAAGTTGTGAACCCGTGGGAGGTAATCAAAATCCCTGCTTGGCTCGATGAAGAATCCGCACAGCTTCTTGATCTTCCGGTTGGATCTTCTTACTTTCCAGAGTGGAAACCTGACCACGTTCTGCAACTGGACGAACTGGAAATTAAAAGACACAACGGTAGCAAGTACTGGCAGTCCCTTTACATGCAGGATCCTACACCTCAAGATGGTGGAATAATAAAAAAAGGATGGTTCAAGTCATGGCCTCACGAAGATCCTCCTGAATGTGAATTTATTATTCAAACAATGGATACCGCTTTTTCTGCCAAGACTACGGCTGACTATTCTGTAATGCAGACGTGGGGAATATTTGAACAGTACGAAACTGACAGTACAGGAAAAGAACGATGTATTCCGAATCTCATTCTTCTTGGTAACATACGTGAAAGATTTGAATATCCTGAACTTCGTATAACAGCACAAGCAGAGTATGAAAAACATAAACCTGATGCTATTATGATAGAAAAGAAAGCGTCTGGTCAGTCTCTTATTCAGGACTTGAGAAGGGCTGGATTACCAGTTTTGGAGTTTAATCCTGACCGTGATAAAGTAAGCAGAGCTACAGCCGCGACTCCTTTTTTTGAATCAGGTCGTATATGGTTACCGGAATATAAAGATTGGGCATTGGATCTTATAGAAGAAGCAGTTAGTTTTCCGAATGGTAGATATGATGATCAGGTTGACGCAATGGTCATGGCTGTACTATATATGAGGGACTCATGGCACGTTTCACACGAGGATGATCCCGATTATGACAATGAAGAAGACGAAAATGTTTACAAACCCAGCCGAAAAGGATATTGGAACTTTACAACGGAGTCTTATGCCTGATAAGGAACTAATAAATATCCTTACTCAAGAAAGAGATGACGCACGGGAAAGACGTAATACATTGATAAAAGAAATAGTTGACATAAAAGCACGATTAAGGGACTTAATACATGGCAATAGTTGAACGTAATCCGTTTTCGGTTATTCCCGGTGGCGCGGGAGCAACACCGCAACAACCGCAAGTTGAAGAAAGTGAACTGGAAATAGAGATTGAAGACCCGGAAGGGGCTGAAGAGCTTGGTTACCAGACAACGGAAATAGATCCTGAAATGGAAGCAGCACAACAGGATCATTATGCAAACCTTGCAGAATTTCTGGATGATGAAGAACTTAAAGAAATTGGTGAAACGGTTGCTGAAGCTTACGAAGCAGACAAAGAATCACGGGCGGAATGGGAGTCAACTTTTGAACGTGGTTTTGATCTTCTTGGTTTAAAGTTACAGGAAACATCAGAACCGTTTGAAGGTTCGTGTACGGCTGTGTCTCCTCTTATTATTGAATCTGCTGTAAAGTTTCAGTCAAAAGCAACAATTGAACTTTTTCCGTCTGGTGGTCCTGTTCGTACCCAAATTGTAGGAGCAGTTAGTCCTGAACGTGAAGATCAAGCTAACCGTGTTCAGAACTTTATGAACTACCAGTTTACGGAACAGATCACAGAGTACTTTGACGAATTTGAAAAGATGTTGTTTCATCTTCCGTTGATTGGATCTGCATTTAAAAAGATGTACTACGATCCAAGTATAAAACGGCCTTGTTCTGAATTTGTTCCTGTAGATCAGTTCTACGTTTCGTACCATGCATCGGATCTTCAAAAAGCTGAACGGTACACTCACGTCATATTTCGTACTCCACATGAAATGGAAAGGGATATTCTATCCGGTATGTACATGGATTCGGATCTTTCTGAAGCAACGTCTCCTGATCCTGACTCGTTTACAAGTAAGATTGATTCCATAATGGGAATTAGTCCTGCTGAGAATTATGATCTTCAGTACGTACTTCTTGAACAGCATTGTCACGTAGATCTTCCTGAACCTTTTTCCAGCCCGGACGGGATTGCTCTTCCTTACGTTGTTACGGTTGAAGAAGAAAGTCATAAAGTAGTATCAATACGCCGTAACTGGTCAAAAGAAGACCCAACTCAATCAAAACAAACTTACTTTACACATTATAAATTTGTACCGGGATTCGGATTTTACGGTTTGGGTCTGATACATCTGCTTGGAAATCTGACAATGAGTGCAACTTCAGCACTGCGTAGTCTTGTAGATGCTGGACAGTTTGCCAATCTTCCGGGTGGTTTCAAAGCACGTGGTGTACGTATTGTAGGTGGAAATGATCCTATCGCTCCGGGTGAATTTCGTGAAGTAGAAGCTACTGGACTTGACCTTCAAAAATCCATTGTTCCGTTGCCGTACAAAGAACCGTCACAAACCTTGTTTACGATGTTGGAGTTCCTGACAAAGACAGGTCAGAAGTTTGCAGACCAAACAGAACAGATTGTAAATGAAGCAAGTAATTACGGACCTGTTGGAACAACAATGGCCCTTATTGAATCTTCGGCTAAGTTCTTTAGTGCCATTCACAAACGGCTTCATAAAAGTCAACGTGATGAATTTCGTCTTTTAGCTAAAATTAACTTTGAGTTTTTACCTGATGAATATCCTTATGATGTACCTAACGTCACTTCTAGTGTATTTAAGTCTGATTTTGATGGTCGCGTGGATGTTCTTCCTGTATCTGATCCTAACGTACCTTCTGCTGCCCATCGCTTATCTATGGCACAAATGGTACTCCAGTTGTCGTCACAGGCTCCGCAAGGGATGTATAATGTGGAACAGGTTCACCTCTCCATCCTGAAAGCAGCCAATATACAGAATCCTGAAAGGTTCTTCACTCCCAAGACTCCCCCTGAACCACATGATCCTATAACGGATATTGAAACTGTGGTAAAGGGGATGCCTATTC